GCTACCGAGTCCGGCAGCGGACTGAACTTGAGGATGTCAGGCGGCACTGGCATACCGGCACGCAGCGCAGCGGGGAGAATCAACTGCATCGCCTGCCAGACCTCGTTCTTGAGGTTCGGGCTGTTAGGCGCATCATCCACCACCACGTCGTACACCACGGTTTCGTCGTCTTCCCAAAAAGGCACCTGCCGGTCGGTGATGCGCTGGATGGTCTGCGGCGCGAGGTACTTACGCATGAAGGTCAGCAGGGCAACGCCGTTCATCTTGCGGTAGCGTTTAACTGAATTGATAAAGGGCGCCAAGATAGTCAGCGCTGACTTCTTGCGCTCGACTTCCAACATACCGGACTGCTCGTGCCCGACCATGCCCAACAGTTCCATGTTGATGCCGGTCACATCGCGGATGCCCTGAATGGCGAAGTTCATCAGTTTGTCGAGCGCCGGCGGGTATCCGCCCATGCTGCGCTCCTGGATGCGCCCGCCGGTGATGGCGCCCTCTTCGACCTCTACCACGCCGCGCGGATCTGCCCAGCGCTGCAAGAACTGCTCGTAGTCGCCGACCGCGCCCTTCTCGGTGATGACCCCACCCTTGGAGTTCACCATCATGGAGTGCATGGCGGTACTGAAAAAACTGTTAGCCCACCGCTGCGGGTCACGCATGCTGCGGACCAGTCCGTACCAGACGCTGTTCTCTTCGTCACGCTTGCCGGTGATGCAATGGAAGCTAAAGCCGCTGTCAATGGGTGATGGGCCCTCTTCGAGCAAAGTCTCGCCGCACACGAAGCGCTGGTAGTACTTGTACCGGGATAGCTTGCGGCTTGGCAGGGTTATCTTGTCCTTGATGCGCTCGAAGCGCTCCTCATCGAACTCGACCACGCGCCCCGATACCGGATCTGCGACCTCATAGTAGTCCTCGGTTTCGCACCACTGGTACTGAATGACCAGGGCCTTACCCTCAGTCGGATCCCACCACGAAGCGCCGGCCTCGTACTTCCAGGACTCGGTGGCATCGTGCTGGTCCATCCAGCTATTGTCATTCGCAAGATCGTCTTCGCCCGGCGTTATCTCGGCATCAGGCCATTTGGCGTTGATGTCTTCGAGCGCCCACCATTTCTCGCGGGACAAGCACTTAGCGTCCGCGAGATTGTTCTTGCGCGCACCAGGATCCCAGCGCATTTCTAGCGGCGACACCCGCTCAAGCACAATCTGCCCATTGGGATCATTGTCGTAGTCCACACGGGTCTCTATCCAACCCATACCGGTGATAACGCAGTCGCGGAAGGCGTCTGACTCCTCGTCTTCGGCATCGCAGGTCTGGCGCACCCAGCGCGCAGCCTCCGAAAAGACGTGGTTGACCTCACGGTCCTGCATGGTGCGGGGCTTGTACTTGACCTCGCGCCGGTTGTTGATCTCGTAGCCGACGACGCTATCGATCATCGGGCCTATGCGGTTAAACGTGACACAGGGGCGTTGCTGAGTCTCCAGTATGGCCCGGTCTTCTGGATCCCACTGCTCACCCGATACGTACTCGTAGGACTCACGAGCCTCACCGCGCCAGTCAGCCTGGTGCTTGCTAGACTCGCGACGGAACTCACGAACCTCTTCGATTTCGTCTCTCGATAGTATTTCGTCGTCAAAGAGTGCCATGGTATTTACTTCGTGCGGTTATTACGCCGTTTAGTTGCACGCTGCTTGCGGACACTATCACCCATGCGGTCGATATAGTTGTAGCGTACAGATTTGGTGAACGATTTTTTGGTGCCCTCACTGGCAGAGTCCAGACCCTTGGGTCTCTCTTTGTGCGTGCTGCGTCCGGGACTTTTCTTCGGTCTGGGGTATTTGCTCATAACATTTCCTCTATGCGGTCATCCAGGAGTTGCCCCGGTTGTTAGCGTACATCTGTCGTTCATAGCGGTCCATGGTCTGCTTGGTGTAGGCGTTAGGACGCCCCACCGCCAGGTACCGCATGGCGTCAGCGCCATGTGAAGCCCTGTCGTGGCGCGGCTTGGAACGCCAGCACCGGTATTGCCTGTCCCAAGTCTTCGAGTAACTGAACATCGCCTCGGTCAAGCGCTTGGCCTTGGTCTCATCGAACCACATGCGGTTGATAGACATGCGAACNGCATTNATGCCGTCTTCGAGCGACAGCCGTCGCACTGACTTGAAAGAGATCCCCAGTTGCCGGGCGATCTCCAAGCGCGTCTTGCCGGTGCCCAGTTCGCGGGTATTGATGTCCCAAGGAGCTAAGTGCTCAGCGTAGGTGTACCCGTTCTCATCAGCGCGCTCACGGAGCATCTGCACGTAGTACGCCAGCCCTTCGCCGGTCGACTCGTGGTAGTCAATGATGCGGATCTCGCCAGACGGCGGCTGCTGGAAGAAAATTATGCTAGTGACGTCATCTATGCCGAGATCCCAAGCCGTGTACACAGGGTACATCTCGTCATGCAGCACAGCGCCAATGCGCCCCTGTGCCTGGACCTTCTTCATGGCCTCGCCGTAGAACGCACCCGACATGCCGCCCTCAAACGAGCAGTAGAACTCTTGCTGAATGAGCTCCTCGTCCATGCCTGAACTGCGCTCTTTGTCGATGTCTTCTTCAGACATCGCGCCAGTCTCGTCAACACCGAGTTTGCTGACGTACCACTCTTTGTCCTTCAGCGCAGTTTGGTAGAGGGTGAACAGGTGGTTGTGCTTGGTCCGGGGAGTGCCGTTGAAGAGCGCCCAGCCTTTGTTTTCCCGCAGGATAGGTCGAATGTAATCCCACCCGGATGGATCTTGAAGACTGAACTCAGAGAATATGCACCCGACCGGGTTGGTACCGACAATGTTGTCAATATTGTCTGAGCCAACGAGCTGGAAGACAGATCCGTTTTTGAGGCGGATCCGCATCTCGGTTTCGTTTTTCGCCCCATCCCATAGCTCCTTCGGAATATGGTTGATGAACCTGAAGCCGTTGAAGTCCATGCCGTTCCAGATGACTCGCCGCGCCTGTGTAAACGTCGGAAAGAAATACATGTACGTCCCGACCCGCTCCATCATGGCGCGGGCGAGGATGTTCATGCAGGTTTTGTCCTTACCGCTGCGGCGATGCCATATCAGCAGAAGACGGTTGTACCCGCTGTCAAAGGCATTCCATACCGGCAGCTGGTACGGCCTCGGTTCGTAGGCGTAAGGAAGCGTTATGTCAACCATGAAAACCTGTCATAGCCAAAAAACGCGTATCAGAGTTTCCGTGACCGCTTAGCACGTCCGCCTTGCTTGGCACGCGGATGCGGCTTGGTATAGGGGTTGCGGTTGGTCACAGAAGCGCGGCTCAAGTTGGACGGTGCTTTGCGACCAGCTACGCCGTCGATGCCGCTTTCACGTTTCATGGGCTTGTGCATGGGGTTCACTCCAGGGTGGTTAACAGCAGCAACAACGCTGCATCTTCGAGCATCTTATCCTCTGCGCGGTCGATTTGGCGATTAATCCGCGTGATCGCCCGCGCAGACATATCAGTCTGGGTCTGTAGNGCTTGTAGTGCCTGTTTAACATCNTTCAGNCGCGCTATGTGCTGTGGAAGNAGGTCNGGNTCTTNNGGCGCCTGCGGAATAGCCGGGGCACGACGACGCTTAGGCGGTTTGTCAGCCTGTGCGTGAAAACGCGCAAGCCATGCGTCAGGGGACCATATAACACGATGACCACCACCACCAGCAGACTCAGTGCTAGCAGGAAGCTCAGCAACCGCATCCCCTGCCGTGAACCCTCGAACCACGACAAGGTTGACGTCGCCCGTAAGCGTGCCATTGCCGTAGACTCGAGTAACGACATGTGCAAGGGACACTAGATCCTCTTAGCGTCAGTCGGCGCGGCAGCGTCGTCCAGGGTGACAACAAAGGCCGTGGTGGTGTTGTCCAACTTACGTACCGTCAGCGCTGTGCCGGCAATGCCGAACTGCATCAGCATCTGGTGTATGGCGAACTGCGCTTGCGCCAGGGTTGGCGCGGTGCCGTTTACCGCGTAGCCCTCGGTCATCTGCGTGGTGAGGATATTACTGACCGCTCCAGACTCCATGCCGGTAGCGTCGACAGTGGCGTCCATGCGGGAGTTAACCAGCGCGGCGGGTAAGCGCGTCTGGATGTTGTCAGTGTCCGCCTGTAGCGTAGTGATGGTGCCTGGTATGGTCGTGCCGGTGTCCACCAGAATCGCGTCGACGTTCGCATCAACTGTTGCTATATCGGCAGCAAGATCAGCTACTG